ATATAAATGTAGTCCGTATTCAGGAAGTACATATGGTTTGCCGGTGCGGCACCGCCGATACCACCGTCGAACACCACATCCGCCGACATGAACTTGAGGCTTTCAAAACCAGCCTGCGCCATATCTGAACTGGTGAAACGCTGCTGCGGCTGCAACGCTTCCATGTACAGGCGGTAGTAGTTGTTGTCGGCAACGATCAAGTCGGGCTTGTCGGTACCGCGTACAAGCTGAAGCCAGACGCGATCCATGTACGAAATGATGTTCGCAGTGGACGCGGCTGCACCGCCATCGGCGACGGCTCCGAACACGACGTTGCGCCAGAAGTTCCACGTACTGGCGTTGATACCGCCTACGGTGCCGAGGCCGGTGTCAGATACCAGAAGCTGAAGGCCGCCAATCGACTTGCCCGCGCCAGCAGTACCATCGCCGTAGACGGCTGCCGCCATCTGGTTGCGCATCGTACGTTCTGCGTTGGCAATACGGCTTTCCAGCAGGTCGATCATGGCCGCATCACCGTTGTTCTGGAGTTCTTCCAGTCCAGAGATACTTACGGCGACCGAAGCCTGCTTGATATCGAACAGCGCGGCGGTGAAAACGTCCGAAGGGCTGATGTTAAGCGGATCATACCCGCTGTACCAACCGAACGTCGAGTTTTCGCCGTATTCGAGTTCCTGCATGATCTGCCGACCGCCGGTAAACGGCTTCCGCTTACCCTTGCGTTCCAGACGCTGCAAAAGTGCGTTGTTGTTCGACACGTTGTCCGCCAGCTTGCGGCTGCGGTTGTACATCGTGGTAGTAACGATTTCCGAAAGATTAGGAGAAGGCATGGCTTGAATACTCCAAAAGGTTAAACGGCGCGCGCAGCGTTGAACTGGCTTTCCAATTCTTCGCGTAGCGTACGGTTGGAGTTGTTCGGGATCGTACTCGGGTTACCTGCGGGTCCACCGGCCACACTACTTCCAGCGTTGCGAGCCGCTGCCACCCGCGCCGCTTCAGAAGCCCTCGCCGCCTCGTTCGCTGCTTGCTGCATCTTACCGCGTACGATAGGATCAGCCCAGCATGCGTTATCGTAGGCTTTCTGAAGTACTTCGTGATTTGGCATTGTCGGGTTAGCGGCGCGAATGGCAGTGATATGCGTAGCCCAGCTATCCATAACGTCAGTTAGGTACGGACGAACAAGCTGGTTGTTCTGGTCCTTTGCTTGCGCAAATTCCTGCACTGCGTTTAAATTAGCTTGGTGCGCAGCCTGCTGCCCTTGCTGCTGAAATGTTTGGATAGTTCCCGTCAGTTGCTGTACTTGCCCTTGCAACTGCGCGACTACCGGATCGACGTTTGCCTGCGCGGCGTCACGTTCGTCCAATAGCGCATCGAGGTCAAGGCCGCGCTGCTGGGCAAACCACAGTACAAAATCACCGGGGTTTTGGCCCGCGAAGTCCGACAATGCGAAAAGCTGTTGCAGAGCCACTGCCGGGGTTGTACCCTCCGACTGAAACGCCTCGCGACGCGGCCCTAGGATGTGCTGTTCGATTAAATCGTACTCGCTGTACCTTTGTGCTCGTGTATTCAAGCCCTCCATAGTACGTTCGACATACTGCCGAAGTTCCGCCGGAAGCGACTGAAGCTGCTGTTGCTCAACGGGCGTCAAGCCGGTAAATACCGGCGACTGCTGCTGTTGAGTATTTGTATTGGCCTGCGAAGCCTCAAACGCGGCAACTTGCTCTGCGCTTGCGAAAGTACCATCGGGATTACGGTACTTGCCTTCACTGTCTTTAGTCAGCGCGCCAGCCTGTTGCGGCTCTGGCTGTACAGTCTGCGCTTGCTGCTGATCTGTCGGCTTGTTGTCTGTGCCTTTAAAGGCACTGGAAAGCTGCTCCCGGAGCGACAGTTCCTTGGCGGGCGGAGTATTCGCAGCCTGCGCGCTATCTACGGCGTTTACAGGCTTTGCATCGCCGTGTACGTGCTGCGTACCTGACGGGGCTTGCATCTGCGAGTTATCGGCCTGCGCATTGTACGGACGGTCACCTAACGCGCCGTTACTCCCGTCCGTAAGGTCTTGCGTAATGTCGATATCGGTATGGTCGTGCGGATCACGCATCGGGTGCCCGTGCAAACCCAACCGCACCGAGGGGCGATACGCACCGGCGCGCAGAATGCCTTTAAAGTTGTTGCGTTTCATCGTGAACTCAACTCCTGAATTGTACGCTGTATGTCTTGACGTACGCCACGCGGCTCGGTATCCCTAACAGCGCTACCAAATGGCATGTCACCGGCTTCGATGACACCGTGTTTTCTCATATGCTCCTTATGCGCCGTACGTCCTTCTACTACGGTACGGTCAATGGGAGATTTATACGCGGATTTATCCGACATAAAGTACGGAGCGCGCGGCTTACCGCTAGCTTCTTCCTGCTCTCGCAGGTAGCGCCCCCGCGCCCCGTAAATGTCGTTCAGAAAGCCCATGTCGTGCCTTATCGCCTAATGCGGCTTTAAATGTCAATCACTATCTGAAGGTTCGGACGCTGCCTGCAAGGCGTCTTGCCGCCCAGCCTCAAATTCGCGATCTTCCTGCCCCAGCTTGGCGCGGTCCAAGGCTTGCCTATGCGCCTGATCGTCCTGCGCCAATGCCGTTTCAGCTTGTACCTCTTGCTGGCGAATACCCAATTCAGCTTCCTTAACAGCCACTTCGCGCCGCCGTATTTCAAGTTCAGCCATGCGGTACTGCTGTTCCATCTGCATACGTTCGCGCTCTAGCTGCGCTTCAGTATCAATTTTATACTTAGCCGCCTGCAAATCCAACTGCGCAGTCTGCGCTGCGGCCTGCTGCTTTATCTGTTCAGTCTGTATTTGCGCTTGCGCAGCAGCCTGCCCATCGTCACCTTGCTTCTCGCCTTGTACTGGTTGTGCGGGTTGAGCAGCGAGTTTTTTCGTAAACTCCTCAAATTCTTTTTCAAGCGGTCTAGACGCTCGAAAAGTACGAATTGTGAACATAAGTATTGCGCCAAGTAGGCCGCGCATATCCGGGAACTGTAGCGCCATGGGTCCGGCCTGCTGCAGGAACGCGCCAGCCGATGAAAGAAACTGCATGCGGTCTTCTCGTTCCGCCGCCTCGTCAGGCATAATAGTACTATCGGTTTCGATACCGATAAGCGCAGCACGGTTACGTTCGTTACGTAGTAGTTGTACTGTGCGTTGAAAAGTCTGGATAGCCTGCTGTTGCGCAGTCGGCCCCGGCCTTTGCGGGGGTTGAAGTGGCGGCTGGCCGGGCTGCGGCGGTGTATTTTGCAACTGTTGGTACTGCGCCAATTGTGCAGCATACTGCGCAGCCGCTGCTTGTTCCTCCGGCGTAACTTCAGGCGGATCAAAACCAGCATACAGCGCAAGACTTGTATCCGAAAAATGCTCGGACATTATTTCAGTCATTATGCGGATCAGATCGCGGCAAAAACGCTGTACTTCTTTCTGCATGTCGCGCAAGCGACCGCCAGCCCAATCCGATTTAAGTTTCTGCGCACCTAACGTCTCGGAAGCTTTCGATACGCCGCGTACGATATCCGAAAAGCCGGTAATCTCGTATATTTCGGCTTTGACAATATCGCGCTGATTGAGCAACGACATAAGTACTTCGGCAATTTCCTTGATAGGCAGCCACTGTATTGAACCTTGAATACCACCCTGCTGCGCAAAAAGCGACCAGTTTTCAACAGGTACAAGTTTATTGCCTTTTCCTTGCAGTAGCTGCGCAAGCTGTGTCTGTGAGCCATCATACACGCCAGCTACGCGCAGTGCTTGCGTAAGAAAACGAATACGCTCTGTCAGGTTATCCAGTTCCTCGGCCTGCGCTTTGTACTGCGCGTAAAAACCTTTTGGGATGAAGGTACGCGTAGTCCATACCGCGCGGATCGGTTCCGGGCACGGAAAGAAGTTCTTTAAACGTAGCGGATCATCTTTCTCGTCGAGTACGTCTTCCGAGTAGTCGCACGACCACCAAACGACCTTACGATTTACTTTATCCCAAATCTCCCAGATGATGGCTTGGTATCCGCCCGCCCCGGCAAAATCTTTGTTGCCGTTTCCGTCATCGTTTGGGCGGTACGAGTACTTTAGCTTATCCGCCTTTTCTTTACCAAACCGTACTTCCGCCTGCTTTTTGTTGAAGTATACGCGCCGCGCAACCCAAGGCAATTCCTTCCACACACGCCCGACGCCGGTTACAAAGTCCTTATAGTGTACGTAATCAACGTCCATACCTTCGGCGGCGAGTTCTTCGCGCGGTTCCTCGCCATCGTTCGCCGGTTGAATAGTACGGAACTTTGGTTCATACCGAACCCAAGCTACACCCATGCCGGGAAGCAAGTAATCCTGCACGACGTTCTTCATAACGCCGTCGAAGTCAACCTCTTCGAGCGCGTACTGGCCAGCGCTTTCGAGAAGCATGGTTGCAAGAGTTACGTACTCGTTCTCCCGATCGCGGTGTCTTTTGGTAGCTTGTACCTTTGGGGTCTGCGCGTACAGCGACGGCTTAGTAGTTTCAGTTGACGAGTATAGTATGTTAAAACGATCCTGATACAGATCGCCTTCAGCTTGGTTCTCCCGTTCCAGCCTGTACCTGTCAACAATGTTATTGCCGTTGCGCTGAAAAATACCATAACGTTTCTCGGCCTTGGCGATTTCATCCGCCCAGTACCCGCAACGGTTTGTCGAGGTAACTACTTCGTCTTTAGCGTATTTCGTTGCCGCGCGAGCCATTTAAACCCCCAAAGTCCTAGCCGTGTTGCCCAGCGTGGGCAAAGTGGTCTTCCCAAATGTCATCAAGTGTTGCCTCTTGCAATAGCTTTGTGGTACCGGGGCCGTTTTTAGACGGTTTTGGCCGGGTCCAAGGCCTGCCCATAAGCCCGTAGCGCAGCGCATCGGGGGCATGGTCCTCCCCGTCCGTGTCGCAATCCTCGGGCTTGTTCATGTCATGTTGTAGCGCCGGAAGGGTACGTATCAGGGCAACACAGGTTTTGAAACAGTACCACATAGGCG